CTGCAAGGCAACGCCACGCTCTTGGAACTGCAGCAGCTCCTCACCTTGTAGCCGGCCCTTTGCCTGAACCTGACCGTAAGCAGTAACAAGACCTTGTAGTTCTGCTCCAGTGGCACCGCTTACATCGGCAAGCCGGCGGGTAGTATCAACAACCTTATTTGTTTCAACGCCAAAAGCTTGTAACCGCTTAGCGGCATCAATAAGCTCCGAGCTTGTGAATGGTGTTACCGCTCCAAGATCCTGAAGCTGTTTAACAATTTCAGTTGCTTTTTGTACGCTTCCCGTTAATACCTGAAGGCTTCTGGTTTGGCTTTCGATTTCAGCAGCCTGAACAAATACAAACCGAACCGCCTGAACTGCCGCAAAAGCTGCCGCAAGTTTTCCTACTGCACCACCAAGCCCGCCAACTGCTTTCTCAGTAGCGTTTGCCTGTGACTGAACCTCACGCAGCTTCTGCGTCGCGCCACGGCTATCAACATTGATGGCAACGTTGGCTACGACTGACACGGCACGACCCTGTTCTTACAAGCAAGTCTACCGGCGACGCTTCATCTGACGTTCTTGCTCTTCATTTTGTAGGTCAAAATACGCCGACCACATCATCAGCTCTTCTAGCGTCACCTCTTGGTTTAAGCGCGCCAACGTATATCCCAGCTCTTTAGCAACCCCAAGCTGCAGCAACAAGAGGTTGTCTTTCTTCAGCTCAGCCTTTACGGCTTTTCATGTCCAGCTCTTGACCTTCCTCGGGGTTGGTAATGATGGCCAGCATCAGCGCCTGCAGATCGGCATCCATCACTTCGTTCTTCAGTTCCGCAATCTCACCCGCCTGGAACAGGCGCTGACCGGCATCGTCAACTGCCTTGGTGACCAGCAAGTTCAACGCAAAGCCATTTGGGTCATCGCCTCCTGGCATCTTCTGCGCACGCTCACGCTCAGACATGGTTAACGGTGCTGCGTAAAACTCAAAGATCTCGCCGTTAGCCAAAGTAACCACACGCTTGATTGGCGTCAGATTGGCTGCCTTTTTCAGGCGGGCAAGAGCTGACGATGCAGGCGCGGGCATAAAAAATAGATCGTTGTTATCACTTTAGGCATAAAAAAGCCTCCGGTGCAACCCAGAGGCCCGATCAACTCAACTAAGCGATCCTATCAAGCGGTAGTGCTGAAATCGAAGGTAGGAGTTGCAGTGGGACGGAAGGTGATTTCAACCTGCTGGGCATCATCGGGGTTGATGTTGCGGCTGGCGCTGATGATCACGGCATCGAGGGAGATGCTGCGGCTTAGGGCCTCAGTGCTCTGCTTGTCGCTGTAGAGCTTGAATCCACAGCCAACCTGCTGACGCTGCACCACATCTTCAACCATACGGTTGGACAGGGCGCTGTCTTCGTTGGTCACGTAGATGGTGGCGGTGCCGGTGCCATCAGCAAAGCCAGGGATGTAGGCACGGAAGGGTGCATACTGACCGGCGGTTTGGCCAATTGTGGTTACGTCGATTTCAGCTCTGCTGATTTCAAACGACCAACTTTGCACCTGGCCAACAGCGGCGAAATCTGCGTAGTACACCTCAAATTCATTAGGTGTAGCAGCAGTGCCATCATCGGATAGGCCTACGGCGGCTCCACCAGCGCTGGTAGAAACCTGCAGAGCGCCAGTAGCAGCGGTGTAGGCAATCACGTAATAGGTGGTTGCATCGCTCAACGGGGCAGGCAGAGTACCTGTACCAGATCCACCGGTTTGGCTATTGACCAGACGGAATTTAACGGGATCGCCAACCTTGAAATTCAGGTAAGGCTCAACCGTGATGGTTTCAGTAGTTGTATTCACACCAGACTCACCGAATGTACCGGTGGTTCCAGCGGGCTTGTAGTAAAGGGCGCCGGACGTACCGGACAAAACAGTGACAGCCATTTTTGTGAACGGTATTGGCTGAAATGATTCTAGCTTTGCTCGTAAGCCTCAAAAGTTATTACCACTTGCATCTGCGAAAACCCTTCCGGCGACGAGGGCTCAATGACTCGCGGACCATTTGCGGCGTCAAACTTTATATTTTCTAGCTGCAAACGTGAAAACAGGGTGATGCAACGCTGAGAGATTGTCAGACCAGCTCCGGGGCCACCACCACGCGGCGTGAAGATATTGAATACCAGTGTTCCATTGCGCCGATCAAAACCGGCGCCAGTGCCACGCGTAGACGTGGTAAGCATCGTCATGTAAGCAGAATCGCCCCAGATGATGCTCGTTTGCACCCAGCTCGCATTGTTGGGTGGCGTGAAGGGTACGTTTTGATAGGAAACCTGCAGCGCTGGCGAAGCGGCAAACTCCGTCGCAATGCGGTTTTCGATGTAGGCGCGGACGGTGTTAAGGCTCACGATGAACGACCAATGCGGTCCGCTTCGACATTGACATAAGTTTGAATGTCTTTGGCGATTCGATCAACCCAGCCGCCAGGTACACCAAATTTGCGACTGCCGTTGATGGCTAAAGGTTCAGCGTAGATCAGGTTGTTGTGGATGCTGTAAACGTTCCCGACCTGTTCATTGCCGAGTTGATAGTTGACGGCCTCTGGTGGCGGCGAACTTGGGTAACTGCCTTCAGGTTGACCCTCAAACGGTGCAGCATTTTGGCCAATTGCCCAGCTCGCCCTAAAACGTCCGGTATCAACAGGACTTGCAAGCTTGAGTCTTTGATCTGCGGTCAAAACAGCAGCCGTAACTAGCTTGTTGTATTGTCCCTCAGCGTATTTACCAATATCACCGATCCTTATTTGGCCAGCCATATCACTCCCTCAAGAACATCTCAAACACAATAGGCGTATTGTCCTGCTCAATCTTTCGCACCTCAACCACCTGCATGATCCGGTTTGATACGGTCACCTGATCTGAAATGGCCGGTTCGTAGGCAAGATCAGCGGCGGCGATAGTCAGCTTTTTATCGGTGCTCTTGATCAGATCGTTGATCTCCCGTTCGGTCACATCCTCAAGCAAGCCACGTATCACCGATTCAGACGCAGTTGGTGTCGCAACGCCAGTGGTCGGGTTATAGGCGCCTGTAGTAACGCGCCTGATAGTGACAAGGCCACCGAACCTCAGCATCAGTTTGCTGGCCGTCTTGCGAAGTGAAGTAGCAAGTGCCATCAGAGCTTGTAGGCGACGCAGTGACCGTTTTGAAGTTTGATGCTTGTGAAAACTCCGTACAGCGTTGTGGCGGAGCTCATGGATTGGCCAGACAAAGTAGAGCCATCCCAGTTCTGCGCAACGATTGCGTCAATTTGGGTGTTTGTCGTGAAATGAATTGCCGCCCAACGACCAGTGCGCGTCGTAGAGTCGCTGATAAATGTTGCGCCCTTGGCGTAATCAATACCGAGAACGTTGGAGTCGCTCATGATCAGATCTTGTAGGCGACGATCTTGCCGGAAGCCAGCGTCACGCTCGTGAAAACACCTTCAATGCTGTCGCCCGCGTCCAACGGAACAGACGTAAAAGCGTTTCCACTGGCATTTTGCACAGTCGCGGCACTGATCACGGCATTAGCCAAGGCATACAGCTTGTAAAAGCGGCCAGTGTGGGCGGCGGTGTCGCTGATGTACTCAAAGCCAATGTTGTAGGAGTCGTTGTCGGCCATCATCAACTCCGTTTGATTGCAAAGTTACCCGGTCCGCTAATTCTAAGCCCAGTCAGATACCGCTCAAAAATCGGCGGCACACGATCAGCACCCGTAGCCATACTGCTGGCGCCTGCAGATTCAACGCGCAACGTACCGATCTGAACAGATCGATAATCCTCAATGCCGCTCAGGCTCAGGCCGTCTTTGTTGTTGTTCAGGTAAACGGCAAGCACAACCTGCGCCTTTTTGACCTGATCTGGGATTTCAGTATCGGTGAAATAGTCGGTTGTGATCCGAAACGGAAAGCCGACGGCATAAGTATTGATGTACGTATCAGGCTTGCGAACACCGGTACGGGGCCATTGCAGCGACTGAGTATCCGTTGCTCGCGCTCCTAAAAAACGCTCACGATCAAGGCGTTCGGTTGCGCTGTAAAGGGCGCGGTTCTTTTGGTCAGTCGTAGCAGATGCCCATGCCACCACGTCCTCATCTTCCACAAAGCCATCAACAATGGCCTGCGCATCAGCCAGCGTCAGATAGGAGTTTGCCGAGGCTGAACCAACCGTGGCGTTAATCGTGATTGGCATCGGTGGCCTCCGCCTTGGGCTTTACAGTGCGACGTTTTTTAGGCGCCGGTTCTTCTGTTTCAAGTTTAGGTGTGGGCTCTGCATTAGAAAAAGAGGCCCCAGCCGTAGCCAGAGCCTCACGTTCACGCAGTCGCCGGAAGGCGAACATTGCCATCAGGCAGCAGCAGCTTTAATCACTGCAAAGTTGAGCACCACAGCTTCACCAGCGGTAGAACCGACATTGGAAACAGTGATCTCAAAGCTACCGGCGGCAGTAGCGGTCACGAAGGGCA